AAAGAAGAAAGGCGTTAGAGACTGAAGGAGCTGAAACACGAGAAACTGCAGAAACTGTTGGTGCACAGACTCGTTTAACCGAAGGTGTTAAAGGAACACAGGAACGACTTACTCAAAGAGAAGGTCTTACAGAGAGTGGTGTACAGCAAAGACAGACTCAAGCAGAGAGGTATGTTGGAGAAAGAGGGTTAGAGCAGACTCGTGGAACTGAGGCTAGAGCATTAGCTGGAAAATCTGCTGCTGAAGGTCGTCAAACTCAAGCTGAACGTTATGCAGGTGAGAGAAGTCTTGTTGGAGAAGGTGGTAAACAACAAAGAGAGACACAAGCTGAGAAGTTTGCTGGCGAAAGAGCTACTATTAGTCGCAGTGCTCAGGAAGGTCGTCAAACACAGGCTGAGAGATATGCAGGTGAGAGAGGGCTTGTAGGAGCTGGTGGTAGAGAGCAAAGACAGACACAGGCAGAAAGATATACAGGGGAGAGGGGATTAGCCAGAGTTGGTGGTGAGGAGTCTAGGAAACTAGAAAGAACTCGTGGGTCAGAAACTCGTCGTACAGACTTGCAAAGAGAGTCCTTCCGTCGCTATAAAGAAGATAGAGATTATAAACAAGCAAGAGGTGGCACTCGCGTATGACCGAATGGCTAAAGAAGCTAACCGCAAAAGATCGGGAAGCATTTCTAGCCTTTTGTAAAAAAACAAAGAGTCCAATTCAAATGTATTTGTATGCTCGGTTTCTCGGGTTTGCAGGTACGATTGTCCAATGTGACAAATGGGCTCAGAGAAAATACAAAAGGCGTAACTTCAATGAAGTATTGGAAACTGAAATTGATTCCATGCAACAAGATATTGCTAATTTGAGAGATGGTATCCAGATGGGAATGGTTAAACAGGATATGGGTACCGCCAGGATTGCAATGCTTCAAAAGGAATTAAGAGGAACAATTAAACAACTTAGTGATGAGAAGGTATTACTAGATAAACAAGGTTTAATTCTCGCTGGAGCAGATAGAGCTTTAAGAGAGATTCTATCTATATTTAGAGATGATCCTATTGAAGGACCATTACAGGAAGCATCCATGGGAGTCTGGACAAAGATTTTACAAGAAGAATCCTAAAGATAATTACGCTATGCTACGCCCATGGCAGGTACAAGTATTTATAGCGTCTATAGGCGCACTGCAAGGGCAGCTGCTAAACAGCAGGTAGTTAGAAAAACTTCATCTGTTGATGTTGATCGTGCTCGTGAAGATTTTGCATATTTCTGTGATGTTGTAGGTAATAAACCACCTGCACCACATCATAAACAATGGCATAAATATCTATGTACGGGAGAAAGTAGTGGGTGTTTGGTAGGAATAGCCGGACCAAATATTGATATTCTTGCGCCTCGTGGTTCTGCTAAATCAACTGTTCTTGGATTATTTACTGCTTGGTCGATTGGTGTACATGCTTCAAAACGTATGCCTCTGAAAATTTTATATATTTCATATACGGTCGATGTTGCTAGACCTAAGAGTGCAGCTATTAAAAGAATTATTGAAGAGAATAAGATATATAAAGAAATTTTCCCTACAGTAAAAATTGCTAAAGGGATAAACTCTAATGAATACTGGAGTATTGATTGGAAATTTGCAGGAATAAGATCGACTGGTGAAGAAGAATTCAGTGTATGCTGCGCTGGTTTAAAAGGTGCTGTTACTTCGAAACGTTCACATCTATGTATTATTGATGACGCTATAAAAAGTGCCGATGATATAAAGAATAGGGACATTCGCCAAGCGATGGAGGATAACTGGAATGCTGTCATTGTTCCAACGATGTTTGAAGGCGGTAGAGCGGTTTGTCTCGGAACGCGTTTCCGACATGATGATATTCATAACAGCACTTTCACTCCTGCGAATGATTGGGTGCAAATTATTCAGTCTGCTATTACAGTGGATAAGAACGGAGACGAGATCTCTTATTGGCCGGATATGTGGTCTTTGGACTACCTTCGTGATAGAAGGAGACAAGCTCCGGTTGCGTACAGCTTTCAGTATCAGAATCAGATTGTTCAAACTAGTGAATTATCTCTTTCACCTGATTTAATTGTTAAAGGTTCTATCTCTACTCAATTTGATGCGATGGGAGTAGGAGTTGATTTATCAGCTGGTGTGAGAGAACAGAATGATTTTACTGTTTTTGTTATGGGAGGAAGAATTGGAAATAAAATTCATATTATTGATTGTAAAAGATTGAGGATAATGGGTAACCTGGAGAAGTTAGAAAGTCTTATGGAAATGATGGAAGAGTGGGGCGTTATTCATGGAGAAGGAAAGAACTATTTTGCCACCGGTACTTCTATTCATATATGGTCAGAAGCTGTTGCATATCAGGCTTCTTTGGAAGCTGATTTTAAACGTATTTGTCAGGGCGAGCATGGTCTCTACAATATGATTTGGCATGCAGTCAAAGGATTTCGTGGGGACAAAGTTGCGAGGTTTAGGGGAATTATGGGTCTATTTGAACAGCGAAGAATTATTTTTAATAAGTATAGGAAATTCACCCATTTGAAAGATGAAATAGTTAATTTTGGAGTTAGTTCCCATGATGATTGTGTCGATGCATTGGTATGGCTATGCAATGGATTAATGACCAAAGGAAAACTAGAGTTAGAGTATTGACGATTTAAACTGGAAAGACAACCCCCAATGTCAAACAGCTATTACAACTTAGAGATTGAACAGGATGCTTATGGTTCTGTCGTTATTCCCCTTCCCGATGAACTTTGTCACGATATGGCCCTACAGCCTAGTGAACGATTCGATGTTGAAGTTGAAGGTGACGTAATCACTCTCAAACGTTTACATGCTGGTTACACCATTGATCAATAGACACTTAGTAAAAACTCATGAGTGATACTGCTGTTAAATCAGAACTCGATACTATTATCAAGGCGGTAGTAAATCGAGATGGTAGTGGATCGGCAGATACGATGCTGGTTAATGCTCATCTATCCCAGATGAAAATGTTTGGGATACGCCAAGGCGTAGAATTTTACCCAGATCAGGATAATTTCGGAACACAGCGATTTGATTTTGTTCAACAAGTCATAAAGTTCAATAAATTAGATGCGCGTCTTGATGCAATTTGGGATAGATTTTTAGCTTATGGGAAAGGTCTTTTCTATATTCGTCCGACGCAGAAAACTTATCGTCTTTATTGGTTTGATAAAGACTCTTATCGTACTTACTATTCTCCAGAAGGTGATCTAGAAGAAGTAATTATTATCTATCCTTATAAAGTTAAAGCTTCTAAAGGATTTAAAGGTACAGGATTAAATACGGACAAGCGTTATATGCGTTTACGTATTACTCCTGAGGAGATTGAAGAATTTCATAGTGAACAAAAGATCACTTTTGATAATGAAGATATGGATTATTCCACCTTTGATAAGAAGGTGCATGAAAACAGTATGGAATTTATTCCATGTGTTGAGGTCTTTAATAATCCAGATGCATTTGGTACTGATGGGGCAGGTGAATTCGAGTGGTTATCAAGTCAGATAATTGCTCATGATGAGATGGTGAAAAATATTCGTGCAAACTTATCATTCTTTGGAAATCCAACCTTACTTTCTTCTAGACCTAAGCAGGATATTGTTGAGAGCAACTCTGATGATACAGCTCAGAGGCCAAGTATTTCTAGCCAATCTGGATTCCAATCTAACTTTGATCTGTCAAGTTCTACATTTAAACAGGATCCTTCCACTCGTCAGCAACCTGGATATATAGGTAAACCAGGTAGTGGTTACCGCGTACCTCGAGTTATTGCCAACTTGGAGCCAACAGATCGTGTAGGTTTCATTACTCCTAATGCTGTAGGTACTGATCAAGCTCGTTATGCAGAACAGCTACGAAGTGAGATACGTCTTGCTCTAGGTGGTATTGACGACTTAAGTATTACTAATGTAACTGCTACTGAAATTAAATCTGCTTACGGTCGTGTAAGTGCAACCGCTAAGAAAAAATGTTTACAACTTTATACCTATGGAGTTTGTAAGTGTTTCGAGCTAATGATTTTCCAAGAAGAGCAAATCTTCCGTAAATCACTTGCCTATAATTCAGGAATTAAATATCCAGTTCCACCGGAAGATCCCGATGATGAAGTGTTATACGAGAAATATATAAAGCAAAAAGATAGGTATGAAGTCAAGCTACAGAAAGCTATTGATTTAGCAATAGAAACGAAAGAAATCCCAGATGGCGTTGTAGGACTGGCTCCTGATGGTAATAGAACAGTAAGTTGGCGTTGGATGGGACCTGTTTATGAAGATACTGCCCAAGATAAATTGAATCAATCTATCTTTACTAGAAACCTTCAAGAATTGGGTGTTGATAGTATAGAAGCACTGAAGTACTTATTTCCATCGAAAACTGACGACGAGATTGCAGGAATGTTATCTGGTTATCCGTTTAGAATGGTAGGTGAGTTACAGAGGTCGTACTCTCAACTCATTGACTTAGTCAATCAGGAGATGAGGACACCACATCCACAGCAACCGAATTTACCGATGGCTGCGGATCCGAGACTTGATCTCACCCCATTTTTATATAGAACCCTCGAATCACTACAGAAGGAAGTAACTTATGCAGGACGCTACCGTAGCGCCGACCCAATCGGCACCCCAAGTATCCCAGACCCAGCCGACCAGCTACGTGGCTCCAGCAGCCCAGTCGGCAGCCCAGGCACCAGCAGTGGGAACGTCTCCCCAATGGGTGGCGACCTCCCAGCCGATGGCGGCACCGGTAGGACAAGCGCCAGCGCAGACGGCGGTACCTTACCAGAATTCAGCCCCTACAGCGTACAGCCCCCAGGTATCCCAGGCACCCCAACAGCAGGAGAATCCTTACAAAGAGGCGTTCAGCAAGGTGGTGGGGCTCCTGAGTTCACCAGTCCAATTCCCGTTCCAGGGTCAACAGTCGCCTCAGACACAAGCAATAGACCCGGCCAGTTACGGTTCCCAACAAACGACCCAATTCGCAAATCAGGGTCTTCAGACCTCTATGCCTGGGATCAACAGCAACCCGGCATACTCGGACAGTTATTCCCAAACCTCACAGGAGATAACAGCAGACCAGCTCCTCGCAAACGGAGTTAGTCCTCAGAGTATTGAGATAATTGATCATTTCGGTCCTGACACCGCTGGCATTCTTAATAACTACTCTTGTGAGTTAGAAGATGCAGTTGTAGCTACAAATGGTCAGCTAAACGAAGCAGCTGGATTACTTCAAGAGTTATCCGCTGAGCATAAAGTTTACGAAAGAATATTGACAGATCCAGATATACTTGCTGATTACACTTGTGAGTTCTTTGGTGCAAATGGTCCTTATCCTGTTCCACAGGGTCAAGCTCCAGCAGCAGCTCCACAAGGTCAGCCAGTAGGGCAGCAGTACGCTAATGCTCCTCAGGTGACTGGACAGCCTAATGTTACTGGACAAGCTCCAGCAGCGGCTCCACAGCGCCCTGATATGCCTGTTCCACAACAGCCTATGAGACAAGCAGATCCATCTTCCTTCTGGAATAACTTCGGACAAGCTGCAGATCGTAACCCTGGAGAGGCATGGAAGTATCTAAATGCTGCTCAGCAGGATCCTGAGATCTTCCGTCAAAAGCTTCTTGTAATGGAGTAAAGATGCAATGGCAAAGAAAAAAGCCAATGCACAAGAGAAAGCTGATGCATTCCTAGCTGGCTTAGGCACAGCTGGGGGTGCTATTGGTTCTCCTGGATTAGTGACATTCGGGGCAGGAGATACTCAAAGGCAAGTGATTACTGGAAACACGGATAATAATTGGTCGGCAAAAGAACAACAGATAGTTGAAGATGCTCCAATGCCTCAGAACTTAGATGCATCTTATTTAAAATTAAATTTACCAGGTTCACCTCTTCCTATGAATGGGTTAACTGCAGCACAAAATCTGAACGCTAGTATTAGCAATCAGAAAATGTTCCTCTCTCATTATCAGATGACATTAGCTCAGATGATGCCACCAGGAGGATTCCAACAACTACCTATGGGACTACCACCCATTAAGAAAAAATGAGCAAAGAAAGAGCTATCGAAGCCGTTGAAAAGTCGGAAGACTATAAAAATATAATGATGGCTCTTGCTGCAGAACAAGAAGCTTCTCAATCAGATTTGCAACCTCAAGATATAAATCCAAATCCAAAACCAGATGGAATGCCAGTTGTTCCTTCAACCAATTATTCACCATATAATATGGTCTAGTAGACGATAACTTATATAAGGCGGTTGATAAACCCATATTATAATTATTTCAATGGATTTATTCCAGATATAGAGAATTCTTCCTCGTAAGAGGATTTTGTTCTCAGATATCAGCAAACTAAACGCTGAGAAACCCAAATGTTTATAGACAACGATTTCCCGAAACTGCTGGGAGCCGAGCTTTATCGCCCCCATCCAGCATATATCGTGGAGATGGCTGCCGAACCAGTAGTCGTACATGACTTTACTAAGCAACCTGGTCAAACTGTTCAGTTAGACCGCTACAGGTTCTTTGGTAACCCTGGCACAAAGACAAGCCGCGAGCGTACTCAGGATCAAACCATAGGTACAGCAAACAGCAGGTCTATTGTCAAGGACAAAGTTCTGGTGTCACTCCGTGAATATACAGGACCAGCAGATCCAAATAACAACAATCTCCCTAGCACATTCAAAATTGCTCGTGAGACATTGATGACCGCTCAGCGTCTACTGCTTGATACTGGGAACCTTAATATGTTCCACCAGTCAATAGGTAGCCTTACGCTTCTTGATGACTACCGCCGTTGGCGCGATAGAGTCTTTATTGACGAACTATTCAAGACTGAATCACGCGGTCAAAGTAGTGATTCACAAGGTGGATACTACTATCCAAATAATAAAGCTAAATCAAACTCAACTACTCTTGCAGCTTATACAGCTACAGAATATGCTTCTGAGCGCTTTAAGTTCAACGTCAAAACTGACTTACTTGATGTAGTTAAGAGTTTACGTAAACGCCACGTACCAGTTTTCGCTGATGGCTACTATCGCTGCATAGCAGATCCTTCACTTATGAAAGATCTACGTGCTGATCAAGGCTTCCGCGAAATTGCACGTTACCCAGGAATGGGACAGCCTAACCCTCTTATGGGTGCTATGGCTCCTAACCAAGCAATCTATGGTGGTGGACAGTACGGCCAAGCACAATTCGTAGCTGGCGAACCAGTTATGCCATCCGGATTTGTCTTTGAAGGTGTTAGATTCTTCGAATCAACTAACTTCCCTGACAAAGAAATCTCGGTCGATATCGGTGATGGTAATGGTGCACAAACTAAGAAAACTCCTGCAGGTCTATTCTTTGGACCTCAAGCGATCGGTGTTGGTATTGGTGGTCCAAACGCTCAAGTTCTAATTAATAACAACGATGACTTCTCAAGATTCATCATTCTTATTTGGCAGCTTTATGCTGGTTTTGCGAACTTGAATAAGGACTTCATCACTACAGCTTTCACTGTATCTGAATAAGGAGGTATTAACTAATGGCATCTTATAAAGGACAATCTGGAGCCGTTCTCCAGCCAGGTAACCAGGTCAATAGACTTTCTGGTTACAACGACGAAGGCGTTTTCGGCCTTCCCGGTGTTGAAGCATTCGAACTTGTTGGTTATGTAAAAGTTACCAACTTAGCAGCTGACAAAGCTTCTTACAAGAGTTTCAACATCACAGTACCCTCTCCTGACAGACGTTCTGGAGACAGAGTTCGTGATGATCGTACTAGTCTTGTTGTACAAGCAGACGCTGCTCGTCCAGCTTATGTTTATGGCGCTTCAATCGCTATTGCACAAGACGTTCCTACACTTGCTGCAGATCGCGCAGGCTTCCCTGCTGCACCTGTAACAGCTGATTTAGGAGCTACAAGTACTGAACTACTACTTCTAGGCCCTGATAACAGTGGTGCACCAATTGGTGTTCCCGCTACTCAATTATTAGGAAATGCTGCTGCTTCTAGTTCTATCACTGCTGCTTCTAGTGCTTTTGCTCAAGGAGCTGCTGACACAACAACAGGCAACCTACCATTCTGGTCAAGCGTAACTAGCACAATTGCTGCTGCTGACGCTGCTGATTCCATGATGTATAAGGTTGTAGCAGATACCACATTTAAGGTATACAATGTAAACGCAATCACTAACACTTCTGTGACTGGTGATGGTGTCTATATTAGTGCTGACGATTCAACTGCTGGTCGCGCAGGCTACATTCTTTGCCGCGTGAACTATCTACGTCCTGCTGCTAATGTTTCTTGGAATGATATCCAAGGATTCATTGACTTCGCCTCTCAGCTAGGTGGTAACGACGAATAATAATCTTTTAGATTAAAAGAATTAGGCGAGTCCTTGTGGCTCGCTTTTTTCTTGTCTATAATTTGTATACTGACAACTTCATTATGCAATTAATCACTGTGGTATTTATTGCAGGTATCACTTTAGCTTTAATTGGATTATTGATGGATAACTCTCATCCTAACCACCCGTTTTAAAAGCTTAGGTTTAGTAGGGTTATTGTCATAGACGAATTAGATTCAACCTATTTATGTTGTACCAATACAAAATCACTGGAGGTCTTGTCGAGGTTGTCTCAAGGCATGGTGATGGGATAATGATGTGTTTAGATGCACAAGATGAGGTTATCTATGTAGATGAGGATGATTTAACTCCCCATTTAGACGCCACTAACGAGAAGATACGTACAGAAGAACGACTTACTGCAGAATTAGAAGCTGAAGGAGTTAAACCACCCAAGCCTACGACTAGAGAAACTTTTCCAATTGATGTTCGTGTAAATATTAATACTGCAAGTGCACGTCAAATTGCAGATGCATTACCTGGAGTTGGTCTTAAAACGGCTAGGGATATTAAAGATTTACAGACATCTCAATCTGGGGAGAAGTTCCAAAAATTAGAACAATTAAGGAATATAAAACGAGTTGATTGGGATGAAATTTTCAAAGAAAACTTAGTCCGAGTAGACTGACACTAGGCTTGTTTTAGTGTTGATTAATGAAGCTTGATAATTATGTACAATCTAAGGTGCGTTGGCATCTAGGTTATAACTTAACCTCGGTCCCAGCTGGTGACCAAGCTCGCCTTGAAGAAGCGATGAATAATGTTCAGGATTCTTTTTGGTATGACAAGATTGTTGAGCAGATCGGTCGTTGCGATGAAGCTGAAAAGCGAACTGATATGACCGGTAGTGTAAATAATGATTCAGTTCCTAAGAGTCGTATAGAGAGCATCCTTGGTGACGTTGACCGTACTATTTCAACATCGGATTTCAAGGAAACATTAAAGACTTGGACTCAGATTTATTTATATGAAACAGATAGATTAGCTCTCCATTTATATGTTCCGAACTATAGAAATCCAGAACAAGCTAGATATCGTTTTAATAGAGAAGGTGCGGAATTTATTCAAGCGTTACCAGGTCCAGCAGATGTGGCAGTTGGTACTAGAATTGTTCTTGAAACTTCATATCGTTAGGGGGATTAAATATGGCAATTGATCCAGCTGCTAAAAGGGAACGTGCTAAGCGATTAGCAACTGATTATTCTGTTTATCAAAGACAAAGAGATGATCAAGATCGTAATAGAGGAGCTCAAAGACGTGGCCCTGTATCTGAAGGGAGACAGTCTTTAAATAGACAAGTAGAAAGAATAGAGAGACCTACCTTAAGTGAAACAACAGCTGATAAAGAAGATCGAAAGGAAACTAGGGTATATTCAGGCAATAGACAAGCAGCACAACCTAAACCAGAACGTGCTAGATCTGAGAAATTAAGAAATAGTTCTAAAATTTCTCATCAACAAGAAGATCCCTGGAGTTAAAAAATGTCCTCAATAATGGATGATTTAGATTGGGGCGATGATTATGACGTCGCTGGAAAGAGAAAGAAGCAAGATCCTAAGTCTTTAGGTGGTTATAAAAGATGGACTTCTGCTTCTGATAGAACTGGTTCAACTAAGCAAAGTGAAAGTAAAAAGTTCTTAAGTACTTTCAAAACAAAGTTCAAAGACAAGTTCAGAGATTCTAGATAGCATTTCCCCCTGTTATTCTAGTTAATAAGTCAGTTTTAGTTTTATGGCGATAACTTATTTTCAAGATACTATTTTCAGTACAGAGAGTCTACTTTCAGCACCTGCTGTTGGTACCGCTTTACAAGTAGCTGTTAATAACACGTTCTCTACAAAGGACTATACACTTATTGTTACTGTTGCCAGTGTGGATACAAATGTGATTGTGTGTTTAGAAGGAAGCATTGATGGAACTACCTATGCTCCAATTATTGCTAATCAAACGATAACTGCTAATGGTACGACTGCATATAGTGTTACTGGTAGGCCGGTTAAGTGGATACGTACAAATTGGGTGAGTGAAGCAGGAGGTACTGCTGCAACTGTGACCTTTAATGTAGCGGCTGCATAAGATGGCAGGGAAATTTAATACAGTTCAACCTACAACACGAAATGGATATCTTTTCGGTGCAAGAAGAGAAAGGATACCTTGGGAATCAGAAGGACCAGATACTGGTAAACGTTTTCAGCAAGGAAGAGCACCACGTATGGCAGGGCAGAAAGACATTGCGGGGCTTCGCCCAGGAGAAAAAGATGCTCCTTATGGTGTTGGAAGAGGCTTTGTTCCAAAAGATAGAAGTGCTTGGGAAGTAAATACGAGTGAAAACGCATATTCACAAGAAGATCCATGGAAAACTTTTGATGATGATTTAGAGCCAAAAGTAACTCGTTGGTAAAAAACCTTCAGTTATAATTGAATCTAAGTCTATTTATAAATAAACGTGTCAAGCAGTAGTTCGAATAAGCAACCGTTGATGGTGGATCGTCCAGCGACG